CCCTTATTCGTTCTTTTGCTTCAATGGGTATAAATAGACTATTCATCTTTATTTTAACTATCGTGTTCTCTTGTGGCAATTGTTTCTTAACCGATATCCATTCACTCATGGGGAGGCTCCGGGAGCGGCATCCAGTGGGTTACTTCGATCATGTGTTTATGATCATCTGGTAAATAATCATTATCCAGCTTTTCTGAAATACTCCAGGCAGCCTCACCAAAATGTTTGCTAGATCTATGATAATAACCAACAGCATGATATTTTTCATTTCCATCATGACCACATTTATTGCAGATTCTTTTAAATAAAATTAAAACATCGTCAAATTCATCAGCAGAATTTTCCTCATAATCGGGAACCTTATCCTTGACACTTATCCATTCGCTCATTTTGGCATCTCCAGGGGCGGCATCCAGTGGGTTATCTCATTAGCTTTGCACCCACAACAATATGAATAAACCCAATCTGTTTGAAATGGATCTCCGTCTGGGTACCAGTCAACAGCAACATAGCAATCTTTACCATTAGTTATTAATACGGAATCAAATTCTTTTTTAGTCGGCAGTCTATCCTTTACAGATATCCATGCCAAAAGTATATAGGTTTCGTCTGAACTATAAGGCATCCTCGGATGCATGGGTAAATCTATAATTTTCAATTCTTTCGAATCCAGTTCAACGCCAGAATGTTCGCAGATTTGTTTGGGCATTAAGAGTATGTCCTATTGTAATTATTCCGAAGCATGCCAAGCAACCAAGATAATAGCATGCGCCTTCAATGTGGAAAAAATAATACATTATTCCTGGGAACACAAAACACAACAGCCAGTCTGTAAGCAATAAAATCGTTCTCATCTCGGCACTTCCATAAGTTTGTTCTCGATAAGGTGAATTAGAATTTTGGCGCGAGAATTGGATTCGTTTTTATCGGAAATTTGAATACTTGCGTAATAAATTGATTGCCAATAACCAGCGCGATGATTAAATTCTAATTGATGTTTATCGCTACCATGTTTGGTTTCTGATAGAACAATAGAGGGAAGCATATCCCCTAGCTCTGCAACGGTGAAGGCTGAATATGGCATTTCTCCAGAAATTTCTGGCGCATATGCTGAATACCTCAATATTGTATGCTCTTGCCATTCCCACCAAAAAAATAGACTTTCCTGCTTAACTCCCAGCTCATGGAGACGTTTCGCTAATTCAAGAGAGCACACTTGGTCTTCAAGGTTCATTAGGATATCTCCATTAGTTTATTATCCAATAAAAATATAAGAATTTTTCCTCTACAATCCGCTTCGCTACTTCCTTCGAAGTCTTTATCTATTCCAAATATGCTTACGTACCATATATTACCAATCTTCTTAACATTGATGTGCCGTGGTATGAGCATTTCTCCCAACTCCGCTACCGTAAACGCCGACCAATACTTCATGGAATTGCGAAATGGGCCAAGCTTACCCCGGTGAATACGGAATTGTCCGCCACGGCTATTGTGCGCAGTCCAGTGGTATATGGAATTCTGGGGAACGCCAAGTTCTTTAAGTTTCTTGGCCAATTCAAGCGAAATTAACTGTTCCTCTAGTTTCACCTAGGAATCTCCATTAATTTATTCTCGATGAGGTGAATAAGCATCTTGGCGCGTGCATCCGTTTCAGTATCTGCTATATGGCTAGGTTCATAGGTTTTATTGATGCGCATAGCAACATCTTGCACATATACTTCCCAAATATATTTACTGCCTTTTTTATACTTTGACGTAACTATATTATAAGAACAAAGCATTTCTCCAAGCTCTGATGCTGTAAACGCTGAACAAGTTTCCCCTGATGCTTCCCCATTAGTGCCAATAGCATGAAGTAAAACTACATTACCACTTCCAACATTGACACAGTGCCAGAATAGAGATTCCTGCTTAACGCCCAATTCCTTTAATCGCTTCGACAATTCTAGCGAACAGACTTGGCTTTCTAAATTCATGCTTTTTAACCTCTGCCATTAAGTATAACTCCAATAAATCTGGAGCATATTTCCCTATCTCGTCAATTCTCTGCTCAAGCTTCATCTGTATGCTCCCAGTAGGACTTTACAGATTTCTCGACATTTTCGTTTAATGTCCTCAGACAATCAGCAAGTAGCGTTTCCTTGGGAATATCCTCTTTACCATATTGGGTAACCATCAATATCAATGCAGAGGCCATCAAAGACAGTGATGCCATAATCAGCATTACGTATTCGTGAGAGTTCTCGGCGTGCTTCTCACAATCTTTTTGAGTCATCGACGCGCAAACCATACCATTGTTTGACACCATTTTTCTTGCTTCTTCCGACATGCTTATATCGTCATTCATTTTCAGTCTTCCTTTGTTTAGTGCGATAAAGTCTACATGCAAAATCTAGGTCAACGGCAAGCTCCCATTCGGCGCTGCTTTCTGGATAGTCTGCATCTTTTAGCAACGTAGCAGCACGTTCTACGGATTCTAGGAGATCGTTAAATGCTTTGTGAAATTCGGTCATTATTCATCTCCATCGTTATCGCCATATTGCATTTCGCACACCGTGCAAAGCCAATCATCTTTTTCGATGCCGCAATCCGTATTGTGCTTTATCTCGCTTTGTTCCAGGTCTTCCATGCAGTCTGTGCAAATATTGGTGTGCGTTTCTCTGGACATTGTTACCTCTTAATTCTGTGCGCCAACCATGTCTTAACTTCATCTTCTCGCCAGCCAATACTGTTTTCTCCGATATTGACCCTCTTTGGGAAAGGGTCAGACTCGCTTTTTTCCCACCTAGCTAGGCTAGAACGCGATACTTTGAAGAGATTTTTTAAATCTTCAAATCTTAATAATCTTGGTATGTCATTATTCATTATAATTGCTCCTAGTTCACCATATTAAAGCACAGTAAAAAGGGCTAATCAATACGAAAAGTGATAGATCTGCCCTTTTTTGTTGACAGTTTCGTATCTTTAATAACCACCGAAATTTATTGTAGTGGCTTGATAAGTGCGCTTTAAAAGAGCATAATATTTATACGGTGCGTAGCTTTAGGTAGTCCCGCCGTCTACCAGAATGGCGTGTATTTTAGTCTCTCCGCCGGACAATGAAATGGATAGCCCATGACGGGCTTAATTTTAATTGTTCAGGGAGAACACTCATGTCATTTTCTGGTAATACATTCGCAACAACACAATATATTCTCGATGAAACCTTCATTCGCTTCATTAATTACCTTAACTTCGCCAAGATCGCGAACCGTAATTTAGAAGGCGATTTTAAAGGTCTCAAATATGCAACCGGCCAAACCATTAACTATCGTTTAGAAGAACGATACCTGGGTGGATTCGGTGCAACAGCAACTTCCGAAGCTCGCGTCCAAGTCGTCCGTCCTCTCACCATTGACACGCAATTCCACACGATGGTCGAGTTCAGCGGCTTTGAATTGACGTTTGATCGCGCTCGTGACCAGCCCTATTTGGACATGATGTTGAACCCCCGCGCCAAACGCCTTGCGAACATGGTCGAACAGTTTATTGCCACGACCAACTTCCAGACTGAAGTTTACCAGGCCTACGGAAGCCCCGGCGTCGCAATCGACTTCAATACCGTTCTCCAAACGGATGCCTATATGACTCAATTGGGTATTCCTGAAGATGGAAACCGTTATTGGGCGAACCCCCCCGCAGTGAGCGCAACCTTAACAAACGACCTTTACACCGTATTCAACATGACCGTTAACCGCGGCGCGTTGCTCGACGGCTTTATCGGCCACTTGTCTGGTTTCGACTTCTTTAAGACAAACTTCTTACAGAGACAAATCGCGGGTACTCCCGGTGCAACTGGTGGAACACCCCCGACGGGTTATGTCGCTGCTGGTACGGCCACTGGCCCTATCACTGGTGGTAACACGATTACATTGAATGGCTTAGCCGCTACTTTAGGTCAAGTATTGTTCAATGTGGGTGATATCCTCACAATTGACGCTGCTGCTGGCGTATTCATGGTTAATCCGTTGACTTATGAACCCCTCGCGCAAACGGCGCAATTCGTTGTGACGTCTCAGGTTGTGGCTAATGGTTCAGCTACCTCTTATGCCGTATCTGTAAATCCTACCATTGTGATCTCTGGCGCTAGGCAGAATATCTCCGCTGCGATTCCAAACGGCGCGCAGTTCTATCTTGCCACGAGCCACAATGTTTCGATGGCGTTCCACAACCAAGCAATCGTCTTCGCTGCTCCGCCAATCAAGGAATTGAAAGGTGGTGTTGAGGCCGTAACGTCTTATAGCGACCTCTACAAGATGGCAATGACGTACTCGCTGGGTGCCGACATCCGTAATTATGTCCAGTTAGACCGTATCGACATTATCGCGGGCGTTGCAATTAACCCTGAGTTTGCTGTTGTCGTAATGTCCTAACGAACAAAGGGCAGTTATTGGGAAATTCCTAATAGCTGCCCTTTTATGAGGTGACTATGGATCAGTCTAAAAAGAAAGCCGATTCCGTTAATCATGAAAGCCAATTCGAGTTCATGGGCAGATGGGTAAATAAAGCTCATTTTCGGTCGTTTGTTTATGACAAACAAGGCGGTCAAAGGCTAGCCAATTCTTATGACGAATTCGTTTCTTTGACGAGCAGCGGTTTATGGTTTGCGTCGAAAGAAGATGCTTCGAAGAAGGAAGATGTTCCTCCAGTGGAGGCAAAGAAAAAATATGCTGTACGCACAGACAGTAAATGATTTTGTACAAGATTCCTACCAACTCATAAGTGCGAGCAGCCCAACGGTTCCCCTGCAAGGGAATGACCTGCAAAAAGGTATCCAGTTTTTAAATGAGCTAGTTAAATCGTACAGCTCAAGTTCTTTGATGCTCACTATTTCTCAGAAAGTTAACTTTAAAATACAAATAGGACAATTATTCGCCACCTTTGCTGATCCTTCTTATGTCCCGGCGGCAACGGTGCAGGTAGGAAGATTATCCAATCTTGAGCGTGCTTGGCTTGAATTGGATGGCGTTGATTATCCATTGATTGACGAGTCCAGAGGAGTTTTCTTCGGGAGCTATAAGTATTTCCCTCAGTTAGGATTGCCGCGGTACGTCATTATCACCAATGACCTTAACCTAACTACCATGCAATTTTATCCAGGCCCATCTCAGGAATATAACGTCTGGGTATACGGCAAGTTCGAAATGCCTTACCTAGTAGCTGGTGGAACGATGGCTGGATTTCCTCTTTATTATTATCGGTACCTAAAATTTGCCCTAGCCAGAGACTTAGCGTTTTACAAGGGAAGATCTGCTGCTTGGACAGAAAAACTTGAAGCAATGTTCCAAGAAGCACGTGACGAAATGGAAAGTGTTTCTACAATGGATCTGGTCATTGATTCTGCTAATGAGAGTTACCTGAATGGGTCTTGGCGACTCAGGGCAGGTATTTAATGGGCGCTGAAAATCAGGATGGGCAATTCGAGATAAAGGATTTACCAATTATTGGGTCTTTCAATCGTCAAAGATTTCGACAATGGGGATCTGAAGATGCAGCAAACTGGTATCTGGTTAAAAATGAAGGCGGCAAAAGGCCGCAAGCCATGTACCACACCATGGGCAGGAAACACGTAAGAATAGGCGGCGTTAATCTCCTGCAATTCGCATCCGAACCGCGTGCTATTTTTAAGACTATAA